CAGCATATACAAAAGACCTATGACAGTTTTGACCTAGAGCATATGCTTAAACACACATACTTCACTGTTAGTCATAGTAGTAATGCAGGTATACACAGCATTATTAACGGTGTTCCTGCTGTAGTAAGTAAGCATAGTTTAGCATATGAAGTAGGAAGTAAAATGGGCAAGTGGTTAAGTAAACCAGAACGACATGTTTGGTTTAACCGTATGTGTTACACAGAATGGCATGCAGATGAGATTGGTTTGCAGTGGAATAGAATTAGAGCAAAACTATAATTCAGAAATTATTACCTAGTAACTATTAGGCATAAGTATTATCTGTATGTTTGTAAGTTATTCGTCATTGACCTTTTTACACACATAAGAAAATATAAATTTATATTAAGGAAAATAACTAAAATGAAAAGACTATTATCAACTGCTGCAATCGTTGCAGCACTTTCAACTCCTGCTGTGGCTGATGTAACAATCGGCGGCGACTTTGAATGGAGTTATCAGGATTCAAACGGAACATCAACAACTGCAGTGGATGCGGATGTAAACATTAAGCCAAGTATGACACTAGAAAATGGTTACACTGTAAGTGCAGATTTTAACATTGATCAGGATGCTAATGATGATGGCGGTAACAGCCTAACTATTGCAAAAGACATGTTTAAGTTAGACATGGGTGATACAGACAGTGCTACTGACGCAATCGACGATGTAACTGATTTCGGTTATGTGCTATCAAACGGTTCACCAAGTACAGATCATGCTGCATTGCTAACAGTTTCACCAATCGAAGGTTTGAAATTGCTTGCATCGTTTGCTGGTGACAGTAACTATGGCACAACTGCAACTGCAGGTCATGCATATGGTGCCCAGTTTACACTTGGTGGTGTAACACTAGGTGGTGCTCAATTGAAAAATGATGACAGCACTGAAGAACGTGTAATGAACGTAAGTGCAGGTTTTGGCGATTTTACAGTTGGTTATGAAGTACACACTGCAACAACTGCTGCAGATGTTGACACAGACACAACCACTATCGGCGGTGGTTACACATTGGGCGATACAACATTCCTCGTTGAAGCAATGGAAGCAGAATCACAAAGTGTAGTAAGCAGTGACGAAATGACCTATGGCATTCATCACACACTTGCACCAGGTCTTGTAGCATTTGTTGAAACAACAGATGACGAAAAGACTGCTAGTGAAGAAACAACTGCAATTGGTCTTACAATGAAATTCTAATTTTTATTAGGATAATAAAAAAGCAGCGGAAACGCTGCTTTTTTTATGACTTATGTATGCCATCTATAGTCTTGGACGGTTCCATCTAACCAAGTAGTAACTAATCCTTGATCAGTTAGTGTTCCATTTTTTAAAACAAGTTCTCGCATATTATCATTAAGTAAATCATCGTCTACCATACTATACCAACTAGTATTATAAGACAAAGGTTCGCGCTCTTTGTAAACTACAACTTGAATCCAATCATCATACTTTATTTTTTGTAGATAAAAGTCTTTTACATCAAAACCGTTAATTGCAAGAAGATATACGAGTTGTGTTACTGTAAAAGTATTATAATGCATAGGAGGTGTATAATGTTGAAAACGATGCTGTAATACATTTACTGTACTAGGCACACCTAAATATAGCATGCCTCCCATGCTCATTGCACGGTTTACACGCCCTAAAAACTCAACAGGGCTATAAATGTACTGCATAACATCATGACACCATACAACATCGAATTTAACACTCCACATTGTATCGTCTGTGTTTAAATCAAAATTTCTATATTTTATGTTGTGTCTTTGTGGTTCTATATGTTCGCAGTTCAAATCAAAGCCAACGCAGTTAAAGTCTAGATACCGACCTTCGGTTCCATCTTCTAGCAGTTCACGCATATTTGCCCAGTATTCTAGATCACTACCGTTACCACAACCAAAGTCTGCCATGTGTTTGATACTACGTTTAAAATCATCAAACTGGTTTAGTATCTCTAATGTTGGCTTACTGTCTCGCACTATTCGATCCTAATATCTTCCATGCCAGCAGTGCGTAGTCGAACTATGTGTCCCATCTGCCACTGTTTAGCATCCAAGCCTTTCATAATACCAAGCCACTTGTTGCGTAGCAGTGCAACTTCGTTGATGATAGTTTCAAAGTCAATAACTTCATCTTCTCCGTCCACATACTTTTCTGCATCACGACTTGTTAGCGCACGAGCATATCCTTCCAAATACTTTTGAAAATGCTTGCGTCTTATCTTGCGCAGTTGTATGTTTAAGAAGTTTAGTACTGCTTCAATTTCTTGTAATTGATTGAAGCGATGCTCTGTGATACCAGGTAAGGCACTGATGTTACGTTCAACAATGCCTTTTACACCACATTCATGTTTTGCTTCTTCAAGTTCACTTTCATAATATCCAATGAACTGTGGAATTTCTGCAAGATTGTTTACAACTCTGTTATACCATTGACTCAATAGTCTTCATCTTCGTATTCGAAGTCCTCTTCAGGTTCGCCAAGTATATCTTGCACACTTGCTTTGATATACTTGTCTAAGCCTGCCAGTCTATAAAGTTCTTCCTCGTCAAGCAATTCTTGTAGATCATCTACTAGATGATCAGTTGCTTGTTGCATATCTTTTTGCGATATGTACTGTTTCAAAATAGTATATACATTTTTAACTATTTCTTCATGCATCTGTGTTTGCTTCCTCAAGTACTTCGCCTGTTTCTGCATTTACAACATCACCGTTTGGTGCTGTAATAGTAGCAGGCGCATCCTCTATACTTAGCAAATCTAGGTCAGAAAGATCTTGCATAATTACTTCAAGTTTGTCTCCAGTCCAGCCTTTGCGGAATTCTAGCATTTCTTCTCCAGCACTCGTAGTATACTTAAGACGATTGCCTTGCTTTGTAAGTAGACCTTTCTTTTCAAACAAATCTAATAGTCCACTGTAAGGATCCATGCCAGTCTCATATGGAATCTTAACTTGTACACCTTCAAAAGGTTTAGCGTAACGTGTTTTCATAACCTTACAAGCCGCACGAATACCCATTACATCGCTGATCTTGTTGCCATCGGCATCTTCTTTAAGTTTTAGTTTACGCATAGCAACCACAATACTACTAGCATAGATAAAGCCTTGACCACCACTAATCTTATCATCTGGATCAAACATATCCTGCGACGCATAAGTGTGGTTAGTACACACCATGCCTACATTGTAACTACCAATCATGTTAACTGTGTTACGAACAAGTGCAGTCAATGCCTTGGGCTTACGACCCATATCACCTTTCATGTCACCCTTGTCAAACTGATCAACGTCGGTGGGCGTTAGCAACATACCCAAACTGTCAACTACAAATAGCACTTTAGGACGTTCTTCTTCTACCATTGCTTTGTAGTCTTTCATAAATGTTGAGATTGTTTTAGCAACATCGTCAATCATACTCATACTAAGTTTAAGCAGTTTGCTTTCGTCTGTGTCTACACCCAGTGCTTGTAGCCATGCTTCGTCTAGTGCGTTCTCACTGTCAATTAGTACTACAAAGATACCTTGCTCTTGTGCATTTTTAACAATGTTGCCACTTGCAAAATAACTTTTACCTGCACCAGATTCACCAGCAAACACTGTAACTTTGCCCATAGGCACACCTTTGCGGAAATCCCCACTAATAAGATAGTTAAGTGCATAACTGCCTGTGCTGATCCAATCAGTAGGATCATTAAAGCCAATGCTTAATCCATCAATGCTTTTTGTAATATCTTTTCTAAATTTGCTTACGTCAAACGGCTTTGCCATAGAATTACCTTTCCTTGTAGAATGGACGAGCAGTATATATACTGCTCGCCCTTACTTATGCCTTATGATTGGCGGTTACGGATCATCGCAAGGATGTCTTCTGCCCGCTTACTTTCACCAGCAGGTGCTTCTGCAGGTGCTGCCACAGTTTCAGTTTGTGGAGCAGGAGCAGGAGTCTCTGCTACTGGTGCAGGAGTTGGTGCCGGAGCAGGTGTTTCTGTTGGTGTGACTGCCGCAGACGTATCTGTTTTTGAGGAGCCAGCAGGAGCATCAACGCCGTATGGACGATAGTATTGACCCCAACGTTCTACGTCGTAAGGTTGTCCATCTACACTTGCTTCGAACATCTCTTTAATGCACTGCAATTCTACTTCAGTAGGTTTTTTAGGAAGGAAGTCACTAAGTGTATTAAGACCATGTGTCTCAATAGCCGCCATTTGCGACTCAGTTAGTGCAGTTTCCTTACGAGCCCACTTTGATGTGCTGTAATCTGCGTACTGACCCTTAGTAGTCTTTGTGATACGGAAATCCAATCCATTGGTATAATCAGTTGGAAGTTCCTGGATATCCGGATCCATAAGTGCATCTTTA